TGTTCCAAATGGATCAACGATAGAAACTGGGTTGAAGTTTGTCAATTTGATAATACCATTCTTATAGTCAACAGTTCCTGCAGCATCTGTGATTGTTTTCTTAATGCTGTTTTCATCATAGTAATAGATTTTCAATGCACCTCTTCTGCCTTGCAGATTTACCGTTAATGTGGCGCCAGTTCCCCCGCCGCCGCTAATCGTAGCGACAGCAGAGGTATATCCAGTTCCGATCGAAGTGACTTCAATTTTAGCAACCGAGCCATTAACAATTAATGCTCTTGCAGTAGCACCAGTTCCATCGCCTTCGATAGTAATAGTCGGGGTTGATGTGTAACCATATCCTGGAGTCTTGACATCAATTGCTTCCACGCCAGTAAATGACTGGAGAACTTCTTCAATAAAACAATTGCGTACAATTCCAGACAGATCATTGTAACCGAACGATGGCGAAGAATAGATTCGCTGAGTTGTTGTTCCTTGGCGCAATCCAGTATCAAAGTTTAACGTGTAACTTTGAGACTTTGTAATATCTACTGTGAAACGCTTTTCAATCGAGATTTCAACATCAGTGTTCGTGATTGATACATCAGAGTCATCAATCGCACGAGATAGTCTTGAAGACTTGAACGTATTATTAAATGTATTCAAATTAGTGCTTGCAAAACTACGAATGGTAGAGATTACCCCAGCATCAATTTCAGAGGCAGTCTTATTAGTCTTAGTTGGATCAAAGTTTACAGTTGCTTTAACTATCATGTAGTTATAGTCTGCTGCAACATACTCTGGTTCAACAGTCAGAACACTGAATGGCTTGATAATGCTATTCTTAACATATTCAATTTCTGTTACTGTGATCTCGCTACCATTTAATGGCTTGGCTGTAAAAAATACCTTTCCATAAACAGGTGGATCATTTTCTTCTCCGCCCCAGACGTTTACTGCATCGAAGTATGGATAATCTCGATTAATCAAAGCGATATAATCGTTCTTAGTCACGGCACGGTTTTGGGCGATATATGCTTTCGGTGCAGTGAAACGAATCTGATCGATCGTTTCTTCCATTGCACCAGAAGTAGACGCGCTGACCATGGTAATAGCAGCAGAAGACCCTGGAAGAACGTTGTCAATTATTTTAAACGTTGCAAGTCCATTGGCGGCATCACCGTTTGTGACGATATAAGAAACAATTACAATATTTCCATTGATGAGTTTCTTTCCGATAATCCCATCACCGAAATAAATCTGATACTTGCCATTCTTATTTTCTTCAAGATAATACACTGCTGCGTTTGCATTGACATTTGTTGCGTCTTGAGAAAGAATATAAGTTTCTCTGTTTAGATTTTGAGCAGACTTTTGAACAATTATTTGAATTGTGGAGGTATCAATTCCAATATCTGGAAGTTCAAATACCTGTTTGCTGTTTGTCTGTTGGTCGTAAGAGAATGAGATAGAAATAGGTTGCCCTTCTTTGATTTGAAGGTTATTTACTTCAAATAATCCAGAAGCTGCATTTTTCGTTGCAATGTAAGTCGCTGGATTAACAAAGACGTAATTAATTCCGTCTTTTGTTTCTGATGCGAATCGAGTAAATCTAGGAATAGCAATTGCACTATTAGCGTCATTAGCTGCAGGAGTGAATAGGATATTCACATATGCCTGTGGAGCAACGCGCGAATTCGGTGTATACCCAAGAAGTTTGGCGTGGGAAACTACTGAGCCGCGAGTAAGGGCTGTGTCGATGAACATTTCGTTCGACACCATATTGAGATAATAGCCCATGTAATGGGTATTATACGCAAGTAGATCAAGGAGGACTGCTATACCAGATCCCTCGAAATTATAGTCACTAAACTCAGACTGAGACTTCAGGAATGCCTTTAGGTTGTCCTTGATCGTGTCAAAGTCTAATTCGGCAACTTTTAGTTTTGCGTCAACATTTGCCATGTTATCTTACTCGTTCTAGAAAGAAGTTGATTGTTAGTGGTTCAACCGAATTTTTAACAAAGAAGGTGATGTTCACATCATATCTTTGTTCGTCATAATTTGGCGTTGCTACAACTTCTTGAATTGTGATTCTAGGCTCATAATTTCTTAGTGTTTCGAAAATAGAATCTTGAATCAGAGATGTTGTGATATTATCAATAGGTTCGAACAAAAATTTCTTGACATTTGAACCCAACTGAGGCTTAAATGGTCTCTCGTAGTGAGATGTCAAAAGAAGGTTACGGATAGACTGCGCAATTGCATTCTCATTTAATTTCTTCGTGATATCACCAGTCACAGGATGTGCTGTGAAATCTAGATTAAAGTCCGAATATTTTCTAGTGATTAGACTCATTTAAGTTCCGTGAGATTAACAAGAATATTTAGGCTTCTGCGTAGTAAGTTTCTACACCGACTGAGGGAATTGGTGTACTAAAATCAAGAGCAATATCGACATCTACAGAAATAGAAGTTGGCATTCCGATCAGCTTCAGAAATTTGCAGAAGTCGAAAGTAATCCATTCTAGCAGTGCTCCAAGACCAATAGCATTTAAGAAGGCAGTAATTTTATTCATCCACAGTTTGATTAGATACATCGGCCACTGCTCACCAAAATCTCGAAGAGCCTCCATGAACCTTTCTATCTGAGTTTCGATGCTATCAACAAAACTAGAAATTTCTCCCCCGATAATCTGTAATAGATTAAACCCAGCGAGGCTGATCGATTTTAGTTTGTCAATTATCTCTCTACGGATCGCGTTCTTGAGGGCTTCTGGAGCATTTTTAATCTTTTCAATAAGATCGCCGATTAAACCCTGGATAATTCCTGGAACATCTAGGGTGAGTAAATCAATCAATGCTGGTAGATGTAAGGCATCCCAGATTGTCTTGAATTTTTTAATTAATCCAGCGAGTGCATTGTAAATTAGAGTCACCGCACCGTTTTGAAGCTGTCCCATAATATAAGACCAGACTGCACGAGCCTGCATCTCTAGAGAGTAGACTCCATACTTAATACCTTCATAAACCTGATAGATGTCTGGCAGAAGTGCAAATAATGAAGAAATCTTAGAAACAACCTGCGCCACTAGTTGCGATCTATAGTCTGGGTCTGTAAAAACTCTCACGATATCGATACTCAGCCCAAGAATATTAATAACAAAATTGATTGGTAGAATGGCGTTAATTAGATCAATAATCTTCGCCATAACATAGCCATGGAAGTTTTGGATCAGTTCCGTGATTCGTTTTTCCCACTCAATATCTGGGATGCTCAGGCTAGGGAAAATCGGAAATCCGCCAAGAATATCTTTAATGCCTTTTATGATTCCAACAATCTTTTCAATCTGCTCCAGTAATGGATCAATTCTAGCAAGTAGTTGTTGGCGAATTTCTTCCGAGACAGCAAACTCAGCTTCTCTCTTAATATTCTCTATCTCAACAACAAGCAGCGAGGGGATATTTGCCAGCTGTTTAAAAATGCCGACCAGTTCCGCCTTTGTTGGCAGTAAAGATGCATTACATGGGATTGCAAAAGTTACCATTTTACGCCGAGTTTGCAGATGGAATTAACACAGATTCTGTTTTAGCATAAATGTGTTTACCAAGTTGAGTCGTATACTGGGCAACTGGGTTTACCACTTTAGTGATGGCGCTTTGAATCTCCGAGTCAACGGTGAACGGAATATTCTTAGCAGATGCACCCAGAGCCACAGCGTCTATTTTAGCGAATAGAGTATTCTTAAGATCCGTCTTGAGGCTCAAAATAGATCCTCTATTACTATTCACATCACTCTCAAAGTTCTGAACCTTGTTGGTCAACTCACCGATTGGAAGGTTGCTTGATAGGTTTTGTATAACACCGTCAGCAGCCGCAGATAATCCAGAGAACACGTTACTGACTGTAGAAGTCCCACCAGCGATATCTTTACCTACTGAAGAACCAGTGGTTACTGTAGTTGAAGTTACTACATTTGCGCTAGTTGTTGCAGCTGTTTTATCTGTATTAGCCGCCGTGTTAGCAGTTTCTGTGGCAGCAGTATTCGCCTCATCAGCAGAAGGTGCAGACCCTCCGCCAGTTAATCCTGTACCAGAGGCAGACTCCGCAGAACCAGATTGCATATTAATCTGAGCCGCTGGTAGATCAATTGTTGCACCCTGAAGAGCAGCAGTTGCACCTTTGAGATTGAGTTTATTCTTCGAGGTAATCTTACCAGCACCACCGATCTTTGCGTCAAAGTCTGATGAAGACTCGATCATGACTTTCTTACCCTTCATACGAATATCGCCGCCTGCAGCCATATTAATTCCGCCAGCGACTTCGATATTCATATTCCCGCCGACTTTGAGATTGCAATCACCGCCGACAGTAACTGAGCACTTGCCGCTGATGTAAACATAATCCGAACCCATTACAAGTTCGTAATTATCTTTCACAACCTTCTCAACGCGATTACCGTCTTTATCAATCTCAATGAATGAACCTTTTCGGTGTGCGAGATGCACACGCTCTTGACCAGGAGAATCGTCAAATTCTAATGCGTGTCCAGATTCAGTCTCAAGAGCATTATTGTACGGATACTTTGGCTTGAAGGCGGGGCTTGGCTCAGACCAAGTAACACCACCAGCCGAAACGATGCTTTTCTTTAGATTCTTCGTTCTGGTTGCAATGACTGTGCTCTCAGATTTACCGCGAGATAATCTGTTTGTCGTTGCTTCTTTTAAATACTTACCTTTTGGATAGGCTTCGGATGAATCATCTGGTTTCTTTGGTCGACCAGAAAGATCTTTTGCTGGGTCGGAGAATCCATTTTCATAATTTGGTTTCTTTTCTGGCTTTCCTGGAAACACACCCATGATTGCTGGGTTCTGTGCATTATCGCCATCAATAAAGAATCCAAAAACCATATCACCCTCTTTCGGAGTGTGCATGTTCGGACTATTAATCGGAATAACTGGATGCGCCCAAGGAAGCGAGTCAGTTGGGATTTTTGTTTTATCATCGGTATGCCAGCCAAAGCAGCGCACACGGACACGCCCAAGTTGCTCTGGATCATTGCGGTCTTCAACGACCCCAACCCACCAGATGAACCCTTCGAGTCCAATAAAATTCTTTTTTGCTCCTGGCATTATTTACCCTTCGCTGATAGACGATTCAATCCTTCCTTGGCACCTGGAACTGCCTCGGAGAATGAATCTGATACTAATTCTACAATACTTTCAAATACGTCTTCAGAGAATTTATGATTCACTGACGCAACCAGATACTTTCCTGTGCGCTTTTTGTCTAATTTCTTTCCTGATTGAGTTGCGCTTTCGAACATCGGGAATTCGTACTGTACGATATCTCCTGCCTTGAGTTCAATATCTCCTGGAAGAACAATTTTAATTCTGAAGTTATTGATGATGCTCATATGCATCGCTCGTGGTAGTAACCAGTATTTAATATCGTTGCTTTTCTCGGAAGCAGTATCATTAATTGCAAGATTAGTTCTAAAGAATGAGTCTGGAGAATCAAATAGAGTTTTATTTTTTGCGTTCTTGAAACTGTTAGCTGGTTTGTACTTATTGATTAGATTGCCCTGTGCCTCTGCAGTAGAAAGATTATAGTCATGAACTTCAAAAGACTGATTAAACAGATCGATGCTCAACAAACGCGAAGAATATGATCCGTTTGTGATAGAATTCAGCATATCGAAGTCGTTTAGAATCGAGAAGTTATCAATAGAGTCTTTGTTATTTGCTGGATCACGATCTACGTTTTTCAACTCATAACGCAAAGTCTTATATGGTTTTTGTTTAATTAGCGTCTGCAGAGAAGTTAGATTAAATCCGTTTTTGTTCTCGAAAAAGAAATAACAAAACTTCTTCTGATCATAACCACGCGCCGCTGCCCATTGAATAGCCTCGAATGGACGATAGTTTGGAATGATGAAGTCAAACGAGCCAGAGGTATCCTCTAATGAGGCGATTCTATTCGTCTCAACCTTTAATTCTTTAACAAGAATATCAGCCACAACATCTTTAATTTTCGCAGACTTATATGACTTGCTTACGAGAATCTGCTGCGAAGAGATGAGTTCATCTGAGCAGAAATGAAGGATATATGTCTGACCAGAGTCGGTAGATGGGTGTCTGTCGCTGGATTTATATACTCTGAAAATTCGATCGATTGGTCTATTAAGTCCAGGCTTATCAATACTGACTCTCAAATACTCATTCCCAACAAAATAGAAATTGGCGAAAATATCATTACCGTCTGTGATAGCAATATTACCGTTCATTACGCTAGAATAGATGTCCTGAAAAATCTGTAGTTCCACAAAAATTTTTCTTAGATCAACGGATTGTCCACCAGAATTTATCAACTCAAGAGTTTTTATCTCATAGTCTTTTGAGCCATACATTCCACTGCTATCATTTTCAGCCATTATTCATTAACTCTTTAAATTGTTTTTCAATTATTTGCACATATTCAGCGCTGAGAATTTTAATATTTCTTTTTGATTCGTTAATATCCACTTCTGTTTGCCAGTTTGAGACTGCTTTAACGGTTGTGACAATGTTAAGCGTATATGTTGGAAACTCAATATTTTCTCCGCTTATAACAAGCGAAGTATCAGGAACTGTTGGTAGTGATGCTGATGTTAAAGCACCAGTTGTGAAATTATAATCATATTCCCCAGCCAACGTTGTCTCGACTGATTTACCTATAATTATACCTTGATAAATTTGAGTTTTTGTGATCACTTTTTCATAGTGATTGATAGTATTCATTGCCTGATCTAAAGTTTGACCATACTTGTTTACAATATATGCATTTAGTGCATCATTCTTTAATGGCCAATCATAAAAAGGATTGATGATATTACTAAACAATAAAATAATCCAGCTTCTATAAGCATCACCATATTCTTTAAATGCGATGATTTCTGGAGTGTCTGAATCTTGAATAGAATATTCATATGAGAGATTTATGTTATCTTTAATTTCTCGTAAAAATGCATTACGCGCAAAAATATTCGTGACAGATTGAATATCGACGGTATTTTTGTCGAATGTATATGCTATAGATGGGAAACTTTCGAAGTATTTCATTAGTAACCTTTAGCAATAAGTCCTTTGTGGAGGATTTCAACTTCCTTAAATCGAAGCTGTAGTGAAATTTCAACAGGCATACCATCTTGGAATGCTGTCCATTGTCCTGCACTTCCATAGTTTACATCGATACCCTGAAGAACACAAGTTGACATTTTAGGTAGATTGGTATTCCAAGTATCTCCGATCATGAATTCAATATCAAATTCTGAAGGTGGAATAAAATAACGACCTTTACCAGAACTTGGAATTTCTGGAGCAGCATGAAATCTGAATTTCTGAATAATATCGCGGATAGTTTTCGCTTCCTGCATATTCTTAGGAACAAACTTAAAGTCGAACATGAATTCTCGGTTCGATATGCTCTTAAACAAGAGTTCGACTTGAGGGTTTTGTGCCACACCTGCACTGAATAGAAGCACGTCATTTATGGTATCCCCAAAGTTGCCAGTTTTTCCGGCAACTAATCCAGCAACTTCTGCCGCAGAGCCAGCACCACCCACACCACCACCACCAGCACCAGTGCCTTGGATCATATTCTGACCACTTGTAATACCTGTTAATGCTTTACCAATAGATTCACCAGCGGCACCGACCAATCCAGCCTTACCTAGTGCTTGAGTTAAACTGACCTGATCATAGTCGTTGACCAATTGTTGATTGATCGTGTCTGGCATATACAAACAAATATATGCAGATGCTCG